GAAGAGCGCCACACCAAAACGCCTACCAACATGCACCTGCTGGAAGCTCAGCGAGAACTCCGTGAGCTGCCTCGTGTCGTCATTTCCCTGAATAACGAGGTTGTTCTCTAATGGCTAACTCATTCAAGCAAATGACCAAGGCCGGTGTAATTAAGCGCACCGATACCGGGATGTTTATCGCTCTTTCAGATATCCACGTTCGTGAAGGTTTCAACAAGCGTGAAGATGATGAACGCACCCGCCAGGCTGATGATGACCTGTTCAACTACCTGATGAACGGCGGATCAGTTCCACCGCTGGAAGTTATCGCACGCGATGAAGGTGGTGTGTGGGTTGTTGAAGGTCACCGCCGTCGTCGCTGCTATGCGCGCTGTGCTGAAGCTGGCAAGCCAGTAGACCGCATCCACATCATGCCGTTCAACGGTAACGATGTTCAGCGCCTTGCTCGAATCATGACCAGTAACAACCAGCTGCCGCTCTCCGACATGGAACAGGCTGCAGTTATTCAGGAGCTACATAACGCCTTCAACCAGACCACCAGCGAAATTGCAAAGCTGGTTAATAAGTCCGTGGCCACCGTCGAGAAGTTATTACTCCTCAGCACAGCAAATCATGATGTGCAGCGGGAAGTTAAATCCGGTGCAGTATCTGTTGACGTTGCTGTGGACCGTGTCCGTGAGTATGGCGAACAGGCGGGTGAAGTTCTCCAGCATGACAAAGCAGTCGCTGCTGCCCAGGGGAAATCGAAAGTTACCCGCAGTTCTATCGCCCCCGAACTGAGCATCAAGAACGCGCGCCGTTTCGTTGAGCTTATGGCTCAGGCTGCAATCAGTGATGAAGGTGTTTTCACTCTTGAAGGTGTAGCGCTGGCTGAAGCACTGGCAATTATCGACGAGCACAAAGCCATTGCTGAAGCGCGTGAAACGTATCGCTTGTCACAGCCAGTCCCGACCACAGAAATTCGCGGACGAACTCTGTATGTGATGCTCGATGGTAAAGACATTGGTCGGGCCTCACTGTATCGCGGAAAAACCGTTTGGCTGGACATGGGTGACAAAACCATTGCCGCTAGCCAGTCAAAGGCTGTGGCCCACTTCGTTAAGCAACACAAACTGCAGCAGGGAAAGAATCATGAAAGCCAATAAACCGATGACCGGCGAACAACTGGATGAACTTATGACTGTTGCAGTCAACATGCAGCGCGATGCTGAGACCGATTGTAACCGCCCTTCCGCTATGTTCGCTTATGCAGTTCAGGTTGCTGTTCTGGAACTGCGTAAGGTTCGCAATGATGCTGCGACGCTGGCTGCGGAGAATGCGGGGCTGAAGGCGGCTTGTGAACGAGTTTCGATGTGGAATGAGTTTCCTCAGGCGACGTTGAGAAGCACCGGGGAAGTGGTGCCTTACGTTGTTGCGTACGGCTCAAACGGCGAGCGCGATTATTTGCGCAATATTGCAGCTACTGCGCTTAAAGAAACCCCGGCGACAGACGCTTTTCTGGATGAAGTGCGAGCTCAGGGTGTTGAAGCGTTCGCTTCAGTCCTTGAAGCGCGCGGAAGGCATCATGACTATGTTGAGATTGCCAACGCATATGCTGCCCAGCTTCGCAAAGGAGTGCAGTCATGATTACCGGAACCTCTCATTACGACGAAGTCCCGATGGTGCTATGCACAATCTGCGGCGGTTACTACAAAGCAGATGAGCCAGAAATGCACGTTTGCGAGGAGGCCGCCCAATGAGCAACATCGACAAACGCGCACAGAAAGAGCTTTATGCGACAGTTGAGAAGCAAGCCCACAAGCTTCGCGGAAATCCTATCGCATACCAAGTAGTCACGGGAATGTGTCCCGTTAACGTTATCGAAATGCAAGCACAGAAAGTCCAAGCGCTGCTGGATGAGCTAGAAGACAAAGACAAGCGCCTGAATGAGATTCTCACGCCGAACATGCTGCTACCGGTGATTGACGATATGGATGAAGACAATCTGCGTCACGTCATTAAGACAGTATGCGAAAACTACTCGTTGCTGCACGCGAAATGGGAAGCCGCAGAGAAGCGGATTGCTGAGCTTCCAGGGCAGAAACGCTTAATCGGCTGGCGGATGGCAGACTACGCCGATGAAACCGCAGACCCAGCACTTGCTAAGAATTGGGCCACCGCTGTAGATGTGCTGCCGATTTTTGAAGGCGACGTGAATACCAAACTTAGCCCCGCCGCAGCCGGTAAAGGAGAGTGATATGGCTGACAAATTAAACATCCGCGCCGAAGACGTTGAGCCTGGCGATGTGGTTATCACCTCTCACGGCAAACGCTACACGGTCGAATCATTCTGGATGGAGGATGACACCGTTACCCTGTTCGGTACTGATGGCTCAGAAACTGAATATGACTACGACGAAATGCTCGATGTTGAGAGGGGGTATCCATGAGCACTATTTCCAAAGAGAGAGTGAAAGATATTTTAGAGTTTGGCGCTGGCCGAATTATATCTCCAATCACAGACGACGAAATTAGAGAGTTGGCGCGTATCGCGCTGGCATCGCTCGAAGCGGAGGCTGTTGGCGAGGTTGTCCTCGGTGAGTATGACGATTGCGGATGCCACCCGGATGCGAAGGTGGTGTGCATAGCCGCTGATGGACAGGCTGATTGGGAGAATTTCAAAGATGGCACTCGGTTATACACCGCCCCGCCAGCGCCGGTATCTGTGCCTGATGAGATGGAGTCAACCGTTGAGGCTATAAAGCGCATCCTGCCAACATCAAACCCTGACGAGTACGCCGCATGCATTGGTGCTGATATGTGGAACGCCTGCCGCGCCGCCATGCTTCAGGGTGCCGAACCTGTAACGACGGTTTGCAAGTTGCGCGATGCAGTCGAAATCATCCGTAACTCCGGCATAGCAATCGACGCCGAGAAAATCCTTGCAGAGCGCGATGCTCTCAACGCTCCAGACTGCTGGTGCCGAACCTGCAGACCAATAACCCTGACTGATATGCGCTTCGTCGTTTGCCCTGATTGCGGAAACAAACGCTGCCCTCATGCCAATGACCACCGTAATGCATGCACCGGAAGCAACGAGCCGGGTCAGGAAGGTAGTGCGTATCCAGCAGAGCCGCAGCAGGAGGTGAAGTGATGGATGCATTCAAAGACTTCGGAGCGACTGACTGGTTATTTTTCGTAACGCTGCTGATCGTATGGTTTTACATAGTTGCAAAAGCGTATAGCTGGTTAATAGGAGTCCTGATTCGCCGCGGTTGGAGATTGTGGAATCGCAAGGATGAGCAAACCCTGGCTATGGACTCGTTTTATGAGGCGTTCAGGCTGGCAGAAATCGAGCCTGGGCAGAGAGTGGTTATTACCACCGAAAGCGGTATGCAGATCCACATACTTCGTCCAAAAGGTGACCGCCATGCCTAACCCATTCGACGCAGTAATGTTCGTGCTGCTGGTCATCGGCGCACTTCAGGGTATTGGGTGGCTGCCATGGTGAGCAAACTCAAACAGCGGCGCGTGCGCCGCCTTAAAGCCGACGCAGCATGGTGGCGCGAGGAGGCAGAGGATTGCCGCTCCCGCCTGCTGGAGTTGGCCGGAGAAATCGACAGGCTCCGCGCGATGGTTATCCGCGTGCCGATGCCGGTTCTCATGCCGAAGGAGATGGTCCACCAGCTCTATTACACCGAAACAAAAAGATGTCGTACCTGCAATGATGGGCTCCGTGGCGGTTGCTCATCTTGCATTTTCTATAAGAGATAGCCGGGTGCAGCCGGTTAAGTGGAGAGCTATACGATGAGCGGACAAAGCCAACGTTTTCTTACCCCTGATGACCTCTATCAGCTTACTGGTTATCGTCGCCCTTCCCTTCAGTGCCGAGCGCTGAAAGAAAGCGGTGTATTTTTCGTGCCCCGAAAAGACGGCAGGCCAGGAACTACATGGGATCATGTAACTAATCCTGCAGGCCTAAAGCTGGTAGTGAACAATCCAGAGGAAGAAGAACCAAACTTTAAGGACATGTAATGCCCAGAATCCGCAAAAACCCAGATGATAACTGGATGCCGCCCCGCGTTCGCCGGGGCAAATCAGCATATGAGTTCAGAACCCCTGACGGAAGAACAGTCAGATTGTGCAACCACGATCTAACCAAGTCTCAGGTCTGGGCAGCCTATGAAAACTTCATCAACGATATCAAGGTTGGTTCCAATTTCCATGCCCTATGCGAAGAGTTTTTTAACTCTGGTGACTTCCATGAGCTGGCAACAGAAACCAGAAAGGATTACCGGAAATATGGTTCAAAGGTAAATGTCGTTTTCGGAAAAATGAAACCAGAAAATATCAAGCCAGAGCACATCAGAAAGTATATGGATAAGAGGGGGGTTAAGAGCAGAGTTCAGGCGAACCGGGAGAAAGCCTTTATGTCTAGGGTATTCAGGTGGGCATATGAGCGCGGCAAAGTTAAAATGAATCCATGCCAGGGTGTGAAGCAGTTTAAAGAGCAGGCGCGCACCCGGTACGTGACGGACAAAGAATATGATGCACTATTCAGCGTTTCGTCGGTAACGGTGAAGATTGCCATGGAATTGGCCTATTTATGCTGCGCACGCCAGGGAGACATTCTGGATCTTAAAAAGAGTCAGATACTGGATGAAGGGATTTTAATTCAGCAAAGCAAGACGGCAGTGAGTCAGATAAAGGCGTGGACAGTACGCCTGTCAAATGCGGTCACCCTGGCTGATTCTCTGCCTTTAAATAGTGGTATGGTGAGCCTTTACGTAATCCACCAGCAGTCTGGTTCTCGTTATACACGTGATGCTTTTAATGCTCAGTGGATGAAGGCGAAAAAGTTAGCCGCAGAAAAATTTCCTGAGCTCGAATTTAACTTCACGTTCCATGATCTGAAAGCTAAAGGGATATCTGATCTGGAAGGAACGCTGCATGAAAAACAGGAAATATCGGGCCACAAAAATGCTTCGCAGACTGCACGATATAACCGCAAAATATCTGTAGTCCCGGTGGTTGGGGGGCAGTAATGCCCTCTTTCTATGGCGAAGTTGAATGGCGAAACAATGGCGAATGGCGAAAAATAAGCAATAAAAAACCACCTTTCGGTGGTTTATACGACACTGCTTATCATTGATTTTATTCTAGTTTTCCCATGGTAGCCGGAGTGGGACTTGAACCCACACAGCGCGAACGCCGAGGGATTTTAAATCCCTTGTGTCTACCGATTCCACCATCCGGCCAGGGAAGAAAGTGGAGGCGCGTTCCGGAGTCGAACCGGACTAGACGGATTTGCAATCCGCTACATAACCGCTTTGCTAACGCGCCGTAAAACTTTTCAAACTGACACCCGCTGTTGCGCATGTCTTTAATCTGGAGCGGGAAACGAGACTCGAACTCGCGACCCCGACCTTGGCAAGGTCGTGCTCTACCAACTGAGCTATTCCCGCATGTCATCAAGTAAATGTCTAACCACTTGATTTCATTATCGTCCGGCTTGCTGTGCCGCCGTTCGATGCGTTGCATTCTACTGATATGACGTTATGAGTCAACGTTATTTTTTGCATCCCCGGATCGTTTGCTGAAAATTACGGCGAAACGATCACTGATCAAGCAAATCCCCGCGCGCAGCGTTCAAATATTGCAGCATTGACCACAGCGTCAGCACTGCCGCCACCCACAGGAGACCAATCCCCGCCCACTCAACCCAGGCGTTCGGACGCCAGAGCATCCAAACCAGCGCCGCCATCTGCGCCGTCGTTTTCACTTTACCAATCCAGGAAACCGCCACGCTGCTGCGTTTCCCCAGTTCCGCCATCCATTCGCGCAGCGCAGAGATAATAATCTCACGGCCGATCATGGTTGCCGCAGGCAGCGTCACCCACCAGGTATGATAGTGCTCAGCCACCAGCACCATCGCAATCGCGACCATCACTTTATCCGCCACCGGATCGAGGAAGGCACCGAAACGGGTGCTTTGATTCCAGCGGCGCGCCAGATAGCCATCAAACCAGTCTGTTACCGCTGCAATAAGGAAGATCAATGCGCAGGCAAAGGGTGCCCAGACAACCGGCAGGTAAAACGCCAGCACAAAGAACGGGATGAGTACGACACGAAAAAGAGTGAGCAACGTAGGGATGTTATATTGCATAGTGACGGTAACTATTTGTTGTCAGTAAAATTTAGCTCTATGTTGCTACAGAGCCCTCAATGTTTCAACGAGTAGTAGATCTTTTCTGCCAGCCCTTGCGAAATACCCGGCACTTTTGCAATTTCCTCCATGCTGGCGTTGAGTAATCCTTGCAATCCGCCCATATACTTCAGCAGCATCTGGCGACGTTTTGGCCCCACGCCTTCGATCGTCTCGAGTGAGCTGGTGTTTTTCACCTTCGCCCGTTTTTTGCGGTGACCGCTGATGGCGTGATCGTGCGATTCATCGCGAATATGCTGAATGACGTGCAGCGCCGGAGAGTCCGGCGGCAGGCTGAAGCCCTCACCTTCCGGCTCGAAGAACAGTGTCTCCAGACCGGCCTTACGATCGGCCCCTTTTGCGACGCCCAGCAGCAGCGGATGGTTTTTATCCCAGCTGACATCAAGCGATTCAAATACCGCTTTCGCCTGGCCGAGCTGCCCTTTCCCGCCGTCAATCAGGATCACATCCGGGATCTTGCTCTCTTCTATGGCTTTACCATAGCGACGACGCAGCACCTGATTCATCGCCGCATAGTCATCGCCCGGCGTGATGCCGGTGATGTTATAGCGGCGATACTCGGCGCGCAGCGGACCGTTAGCATCAAACACCACGCAGGACGCGACCGTCTGTTCACCCATCGTATGGCTGATGTCGAAACACTCCATCCGTTTCACTTCCGGCAGCTTCAGCAGCGCCGCCAGGGCCGTTAAACGCTGGTTCACCGTCGACTGCTGCGACAGCTTCGTGCTCAGCGCCGTTGCCGCGTTGGTCCGCGCCAGCTTCAGATAGCGCGCGCGATCGCCGCGCGGTTTGGTTTGAACATTGACCCGGCGCCCCGCCAGTTCAGAGAGCGAATCGGCCAGCAGGGTTTTATCGTCAAGATTAAAATCGAGCAGGATTTCAGAAGGCAGCGTGCGCATCTGGCTCCCCTGCAGATAGAACTGGCCGACAAAGGTTTCCACCACTTCGCCCAGTTCGGTACCGCCAGGCACTTTCGGGAAATAGCTGCGGCTGCCGAGCACTTTGCCCTGGCGAATAAACAGCACGTGCACGCAGGCCATTCCGGCGTCAAAGGCCACGCCGATGACGTCGAGATCGTCACCGGTATTTGAGACAAACTGTTTCTCAGTCACTCTGCGCACCGCCTGGATTTGATCGCGGATACGCGCGGCCTCTTCGAACTCGAGTGCGGCGCTGGCTTTTTCCATCCGCGCGATCAGCTGCGTTAACACCTGATCGTCCTTGCCGGCTAAGAACAGGCGCACATACTCCACCTGCTGGGCATACTCGTCTTCACTGACCAGCCCTGCCACGCACGGCCCCAGGCAGCGGCCAATCTGGTACTGCAGGCACGGGCGCGAACGGTTACGGTAAACGCTGTTTTCACACTGGCGGATCGGGAAGATTTTTTGCAGCAGCGCCAGCGTTTCTCGCACGGCATAGCCGTTGGGGAACGGCCCGAAATATTCACCCTTCGCATGTTTTGCACCACGGTGCATGGCGAGGCGCGGATGGGTGTCTCCGCTCAGAAAGATGAACGGGTAGGATTTATCATCACGCAGCAGGACGTTGTAGCGCGGCTGGTAGAGCTTAATATAGTTGTGCTCAAGCAGCAGCGCTTCTGTCTCCGTGTGCGTGACGGTAACATCAATATTCTGGATGAGTGAGACAAGCGCTTCGGTCTTACGGGAGGCCAGGTTACTGCGAAAATAGCTGGAAAGGCGTTTTTTAAGATCTTTTGCCTTCCCCACATAGATAACCGTACCGCCAGCGTCATACATGCGATAGACGCCAGGCTGGCTGGTTACGGTTTTCAGAAATGCTTTTGAATCGAACACATCACTCACTGACTTAACAACGTCTCCGCATTACACAAACCATGTCGGATGGCCAGATGCGTCAGTTCGACGTCACCATGAATGTTCAGTTTACTGAACATCCGATAACGATAGCTGTTTACCGTTTTCGTGCTGAGATTCAGCTGTTCCGAGATCTCATTCACCTTCTGACCTTTGGTGATCATCAGCATAATCTGCAATTCACGCTCGGACAAACTGGCAAAGGGTGATTCGGTTTTCTCGGGCTCGATCTGACTCAGCGCCATCTGCTGAGCGATGTCGGACGCAATATAACGCTGTCCGGCATACACAGAACGGATAGCATTGACAACCTCCTGCGGTGCAGCACCTTTACTCAGGTAACCCGCCGCGCCCGCCTGCATCACTTTCGCGGGCAGTGGATTTTCGGTATGCACCGTCAGCATGATGACTTTAGTGTCTACAAAGGTACGCGCGATTTTGCGTGTTGCTTCAAGACCACCGATACCGGGCATGTTCATATCCATCAGCACCACATCGGCGGAGTGGGTACGGCACCATTTTACCGCATCTTCGCCACAGCATGCCTCACCGGCAACTTTAATACCTTTAATATCTTCAAGAATGCGTCGTATCCCTGCGCGCACCAGTTCGTGGTCATCAACAAGAAGGACGTTGATCAAAGGAAATGTCTCCAGAATAGGGATAACGCTACTGTGTGATAATTTGGTTTATATTAACGGTTTTCCTGACAAGATTAAAACGTTAAAAAACCGGCTATTCGATTTTGCTCTCGTTTTTGGAAATTAGGCTGTACAGGCGGTGGAAAGAGAGCCCGTGCATTCTGGGCTCTTGCAGCTTTTTTTAACCATCTGTATTCAAAAAGTTACAAAAAACGGGCTGGCTTAACCTGCGCAAAAACAGGGTTCAACTTTTTGTAACAATAATTAACGGCAAGCGAACCCGACCTAAACAATTAATAATCATTAAGCGGGTTGAGTTTACCGGTACGATCTGTTTACGCAATTAAACATCGGCGTAAAAGTACGAAAAACAACCGCTGCATTTTTTGCTTCAGCTTGTGGTATACTCCGCCGCCTTGACTTTCGTCGTCGCGCTTTAGCGCCGTTTAATAATGAGGAAAATAAATGAGCACACCTGAATTTGCCACTGCGGAGAATAACCAGGAACTGGCACAGGAAGTAAACTGCCTGAAAGCGCTGCTAACGCTGATGCTGCAGGCGATGGGCCAGGCTGATGCCGGTCGTGTGATCATTAAAATGGAAAAACAAATCGCGGAGATGGAAGACCAGGCTGAATCAGCGGTATTTGCTAACACCGTTAAGCAAATCAAGCAAGCGTACCGTCAGTAACAAAAAACGGCTGGATGCAGTGCATTCAGCCGTTCGCTCGTCTGTCACGCAGAACGTTTTACTGCGTCAAATCAGTCCCGTTGCCGCCGCATAGCACGCGATCTGCGTCTTGTTGGGCGCGTTGAATTTCTTCTGCATATTCTTCTGATGGAAGTTAACGGTATTCTCTGAGATCGAGAGAATGATCGCTATTTCCGCTGACGTCTTCCCTTCCGCAGTCCATTTCAGAATTTCACGCTCGCGCTTGCTGAATTTCATTTCCGGCGGCATGACCATCTCATCGTCAAAACGCATCAGCGAGGTTAAGGCCATTTGCACCAGCATTTGCAACCGCAGCTCTATTTCTTCATGGGCTAATGGCCCTTCCTGTACACGCGTACGAGACACTGACAGGAAACCAAGCGCATGATTTGGCAGCATCAGGCACTGCGTTATTCCCGAGCGTAAACCGTGATCCTGGGCGCTGTGCCATAATTCCTGCGCCTCGGCGAATAATGCATCTGTCCAGGGGAGATGGCCCTGAATGAAATTCTCCGGTTTTAAAACCGGATCAATCGCGAAATAGTTCGCGGATTGATATTGCGCCATCCACAACTTTGGGTAAGTGGTTTGCAGGGAGATTTTAGGGCGGGTAAATGGCACGGGATGGCGCACGCAGAGCGCGTAATAATCGAATTCCAGCGCCTGAGTTTGTCGCTCCAGCTCCTGATATACCTCGGCGGCACAGGTCAATTCCTGAAACCGGAGGGAGCAATCCCGTCGCCAGGTGAAAAAGTCTAAATCCTTCATACTTACTAAATGAAGCCTCTGAACAGATAATCATTATTATGGTGAATATAAGCTAAGGAAGGTGCGAATAAGCGGGGAAATTCTTCTCGGCTGACTCAGTCATTTCATTTCTTCATGTTTGAGCCGATTT